GGCCCTCTTTAGAGGACCCCCTGGCACTTTGCTGCCGGCTAAGCTCGGAACTTGGTCTCTCTTCTTCGGTTGTACAGTGTACTCCCGCCGAAGATATAACTGAATATTAGGAAAGGCAACTCTTATGGGTGGTATCTTTACACAATCCCGATTGACCTCGAAGCCCGTAGTTAAGTGCTACGCGTATTCGAGGGCTCTTGGGAGAAATGTGGTCTACTCGGGTCCTATCAATTCGATAGCCTCTGTAGATGGATACAGCCCCAAGCAGGTTACCACCTCTTATCGAGATGGTAAGAAGTATGATAATGTCAGTCTTACGAACAAGCAAATTCTTGAGAATGCTCAAGAATCAACGCATGTTCTTAGACCGGCTGACTTCGGGCATGAGTTTAACTCTGTTAAACAGAATCTTCTTGTTCGCAATATGAGAGAATTCTCCATTGTGAATAGGGATTCTACCCGTAGCTATCACGGTCCCTTGGTGCCTTCGCACTTTGGGCTCGGTTGGATATTTGGCAATGATCCTTGGGCCGCTATTCCAGATGTAAATCTGCAATACGGTGCCAAGGCTATTAAAGCCACTATTCCGACTACTCCGAAAACCAGTATCTCTAGGTTCCTTGCGGAACTCAAGGATCCAATCCGTGTTCCTGGTGCTTCAGCTCTGAAGGTAAAACGAATCGCTGATCTCCCTCATGTAGGGGGAGAAGAGATTCTGAATTATCTTTTTGGAGTTCAGCCCACGGTCACTGATTTGATCAACTTGTTTAAATCTGTGCAAAGGTCTTCTAAGATCATTGCACAATACAAGTTAGATAACAATAAGCCGATTCGTCGGCGTTTTGGTTTTCCTGCTATCGAGACGGCCGAGCATGAGATATTTTCGCTTACCAGCACAGCTGGCGCGAACGTATTTCCTAACAGTACCCTCAATTTCGAGAATAGTTCTCTGAACTTTTACTCGGATGCTGATGCTGTTAATATGCTCGACTATTCTAAGGGATGGACTGCTAGGGTCACCGAGAAATCTACACAAAATGTGTGGTTCTCTGGTGAGTATTCGTATGTACTGCCGATTGGAAATGATTTCCAATCGCGGTTTCAGCGATACGAAGCTTATGCGAACCGTATACTTGGTACACGGGTTACATTCGCTACCCTTTATCAGCTCGCTCCCTGGAGTTGGCTCCTTGACTGGTTTGCGGATATCGGGACTATCATCCAGAATTCCGACTCTCTCAGTCAAGATGGGCTCGTCTTGCGTTATGGGTACCTTATGTCACATACTGTGACAGATCGTGCCTTAACGGTGTATGGTCTCACGGATTACCGTGGGAACAAGTACACATCTGCCACCACTATCTTCCGTACCGAACGGAAGCAGCGTGTCAGATCGACGCCTTTCGGGTTTGGTCTAAACCCTTCCAGTTTTACCGCTGGACAATGGACAATTCTCGGCGCTTTGGGTTTAACCAAAGCACCGAGGAGCCTATGGGGATAACTCCTCATAGTTACAATTAAATATCAATAATTCAATATTATAATTGAATAACTATACAGTTAAGGAGCAATGCCTTGGCATTCGCAGATCCCCAGTCCGTTACCATCAATGCCGTTGCTAACTCGCTTCCGCGAACTAGCAGTGGAGTCAATAGTGGCGCTTTTGCCACTAATGACGGAACCGTCAAGCTGTCCGTTTCCCACGCAGTGGGTAAGCGGGCTCGGCGAACGGTTCGCATTGATCACACGAAGATCGCTGCTGACCCTTTCGTTAGTGGCGTCAACAACAAGTACTCCACGTCGGTTTACATCGTCGTGGATCACCCGCTTGTTGGCTACACTGCGGCTGAAGTCAAGCAGATTGTGGATGGGCTCACTGCCTATCTCACTGCATCTTCGGGTGCCCGTGTCACCCAGCTTCTGGGTGGTGAGAATTGATCGAGCAGAATTTTCTGCTTGGCCTGCTCACAGGGGCTGTTGCTTTGATTTCGCTTGGGGCCTATGGCTCCATGCGAAGCCTCGCGTCCCGTAGGACGCGTGGTTCAAAGCATCTGGACTGATTGCACCAGCTAAGGCTATGGAAAACGAACCTCTGTTAGGAGGCCATTTTGAAAAGCCTTATGTTGTTCCTAGCTAGTGTACTCAATGATTTGGGTACACGATGCGGCATCAGTACCACGCGTGATCTCAAAACGATCACGCGCCGTGTCGAATGTGAGGGGATATCGTTTTTAACGATAACCCTGTCTAACTTTGGTTCAGACCTCCAAAAAGGTCTTGACCAAGGTTATGTCGATCACAATCTGTTCCGGAGTTTCCGGTTTCAGAGAGGTCTCCCCCAACTATTTGGAGGTTTCCTTGATCTTATATTCGACAGGAACAGTGGTAGGTTACTGGATGCACCTTCGATTGAGGCAATCCGATCTCTACGTCAGATTAGTCTGATGTGGAGTAAGATTCTCATTGAATGCTCGGAAGAGCGTATCAATGCTGCCTTTGACAAGTACATTCAGTGTGAGAAAGATATTCGCAAGAATGACGGTCTCCTTACTGAGACTTCGAAAGAAGCCTTCTCAAGGATTTCCGGTCTTCTGTTTGCGGATATGTTCTCCAAAGTGGATCTTGCGATCTACCGAGGTGAGCATCTCCCCAAACACGGTTCTGGTGCGACGGCCGAACGTATCCTGGGTAACCAGAAATACGTTCATCGGACGTGGCCCAGCCGTTTGGAGGAGTATTTCCCTGCTGGGGAATACATTATTCCAAACTGGAGCTTCTTCGAGGAGCTCTCCGCTGTGCGATATCTCGAACCTGGTTCGGAGATACCCGTTAGGGTTATCACCGTTCCTAAAACGCTGAAAACACCTCGTATTATTGCAATCGAGCCGGTTGCTATGCAGTATGCGCAGCAGTCGATTCTTGAGCAATTTGAGAGTGGTGTCCGTGAGGATAACCTCTTACGCCACCTGGTCAACTGGGAAAGTCAATTGCCTAATCAGCAAATGGCTCTCCGGGGCTCCCTTGATGGGAGTCTCGCAACACTCGACTTGAGTGAAGCCTCTGACCGTGTCTCCAATCAGCATGTACGTCTTCTACTTAAAAACCATCCACATCTCGCAAGAGCTGTGGAGGCCTGTAGAAGCCGGAAGGCTGATGTGCCTGGTTATGGCGTTGTACGCCTCGCCAAGTTCGCGTCTATGGGTTCAGCGCTCTGCTTCCCAATTGAGTCCTTTGTGTTTATCACATTGGTCTTTATGGGTATACAGAATGCGCTTAACCGCCCACTGGTTCGGTCAGACGTAAAACGTCTGATCGGACAGGTACGCACCTACGGTGACGATATCATCGTCCCGCAGGAGTATGCGATCTCTGTCTCTCAAGTACTAACAGATTTTGGTCTGAAAGTTAACGAGAACAAGTCTTACTGGACTGGAAAGTTCCGTGAGTCTTGTGGTAAGGACTACTATGCAGGCTACGACGTAAGTGTCGTTAGAATGCGTAGAGAATTTCCTACCAACAGAGGGCATGTTGATGAGATTGTTTCTGCTGTCTCCTTCCGTAATCAGCTGTTTACAGCTGGTTTTGATGGTGCAGTGGACTATCTTGATGAGCGGATCAAGAAATTGATCCCGTTCCCTAAGGTAGCTCCGACGTCTCAGGTTCTTGGCCGGTGGTCTCATGACGGTTATTCCGTTCAGAGAATGCACCCTCAGCTACAGGTCCCCCTGGTTAGGGGAGCTGTTGTTGAGCATACTCTTCCAATTGACAAATTGGACGGGTATGGTGCCCTGATGAAGTACTTCCTGAAGAGGGGGGATCAACCCTTCCTCGACAGTAAGCACTTACAACGTGCCGGACGTCCTAGTTCCGTTCGCATCAAGACTAGGTGGTCCAAGCCTTATTAAAGGCTTGGAGGGCATTCATTTGCCTGTGTGGAGA